GGCGAAGTCCAGTAGGTTTTATAGAATCAACGTAAGCTTTGAATTTGCGCCCTACTTGTTCTAGATCTATCATCCTATCACTTCTTGGAATAGCATCTTCCGCATACTTAAAAATCCGATTCAAGCCAAATACTGCTAAGTTTATTAACTCAGAGTATGTAAGGCCATCTCTAGAATAAGAGATGAAGTCTCCTAATAGCTTCTTCCAAGGAATCCTAGCAAAAGAATTTGTTGTAGATATGATATCCCTAAGATCAACACTTCTCGTAAGTAGTTGGTCAGGTGAACCACACTCTAGGTCGTGCTGCTTAACGTGTTCTGGTTGAGCCCCTATGCCTGCAAACTCAACCTTTAGGTTCGGGATATATCCATAACCAATAAGTTTACTAATTAATGGATTTAAAACATATCTAATTCTCAAACAGAGGTCTCTTTCAAAGTCTGTGGCATCTCCGTAGTGAAGTGCTTTGCCAACAAGACTATAGTCTGGCTGTAGTACCGTCTTCGGTCTCGGTATACTTACTAGAGAACCTCTAATGTATAAGTCCTCACAAAAAACACCTCCCACTTTTGAGAGGAATGACTTATCTTTATGTAAAACCATCCCTAATTCTTGCACAAAAGTCTTGTATTTCTCTATGACCTCAATTGAGTCATAGATAAGTACATCATCACCCATCTGTACTGCGTTCTTAGTTCCACAGTACTCTAATGCACAACTATTAATTAAACTCAAAGAGGTAAATGATAACGGGAAGGACATATGCTGTCCACACTTTGATAATCTTCCTGGCATTGTGATACATATCATCTTATAATATTCCTTCATGTGGTTGTAGATGATCATCTTATCATCTACCGTTAGAGATAGTTGGTATATATCCAAAAATTCATGATATCTAGGCCATACCTTAACTTGACCTAACATACGCTTCAAACTCTCTGATTTATCCAAACCCAATAAAAGATGATTATGCATTTCACGCAGCATCCTCTTTGCAAATAGTTGTAGTCCTCTTCCATACAATGTATAGTCTACATTGTCATCCCATAATAACGAGTGAAAATTGGAGAGAAGGAAATATTCCAACCTAGGAAAGTGAAAGTTCTTCTCGACAATCTTCACAGGAGAGAAGCTAAGTTGGATGTACCTATTGGCACATAATTCTAGCATCTCTCTGCTTATAATCTTTTGAACATTATAGTTAATAGCATCGGTAGCACTCTTGAAATCTGCAGAATAGTAATAGTAATTCTCGTTGTATTTCCAAGATTCTATTACCCTTCGATGCTCACCATTAAAAGCAGGTCCACAAAAATAATCTTCCTTCATACCTCTTAGGAACATATTCCTAATGGGTTCTGTCATAACCTGGATACCTGGATGTGGGTTAGTAGCGGTTCTACATCTATATCCAGTATCCGGAAGATCCATAACCATACAAGGTATATGTAGGTTAGGATACTCGCATGAATCGCCTGCACAATGATCTAGATGTCTTATAAAAAAATCATCTATATCTTCAAATAGCTCTCTCTCGTCCTTCTTGATACCTAAGGATAAGAAATCTTTTACAAAATTTGCCACTCCGCCAGTATTTGTAGGAGTGAGTACAGATGCGGATTCAGTGTACCCGGGTCGGAATTCGACATCCGTGTACCACTGTCTTAGCTTCTCTTTAAACAACACCTTATAACGGTAAGAAATTATTTTATCCTCATTCTGAGTAAGGTATGTCTTCTCTGTACTCGTCTTCTTCTCTGCTCTTAATTTAGGGCCCATTGCCGGTAATGCCCTTCCCATATAGGAGAAGGTATCCAATCCTAAATTAAAAAGCGGATCGAATACACATTTGTATTCTGCTTCATTGTGTTCTAATAGCTTCTGCCTACAATAGTTTGAATGTTCCTTTATCGTTATAAAGGGGTCATCCAAATTAATTAAATTCTCAAAATAGTTACTTAGCAATGGGACTTGATGTTCCAAGATTATTACATCCTTGTTTATGATAAATAAACAGGATAATAGGAGAGAGTAGATCTCTTGGATAATCTCCTCTCTCCGAAGTTCACGCCTCTTAGAGGGATGAACTGGATGAGCCATATTTGACTCTTTTCGCTTCGTAACTTTTTTTGTCGTCGTCTGACCATTCTCTTGCTTGCATATTGTTGTAAATTTGTGTTGTAAGGCGGCCGTATTGACGCCTATATTCTGCACAGTAGATCTTAGCTTCTCGATTTGAGAGCTTGGAAAGTTCCTCTGGGCTAATCTTTCGTAGATTACCCTGACGGGTTCTAGGCAGTTCAAATTTCCTCTTCTGAGGTGATACTGGATTTTGCTTACTTTTCCTCTTCTGTCCCTTTTCGGACGAAGTCGTCTCACGAGATCTACTCCTAGAACGGTTTCTTTTATTGGCAGTACGTTCATTGTTAGTATTCCGTCTGTTACGACTGGGAGTGAAACCAGCGGCTTCTGCCCAAGTTTTATTCTTAGCTTCATTGGCCCTACTAACAACTGCCCTTTGAGAGAAACTGAACTCTCCTGCAACTTCCTTCACTGGTCTTCCTTCTACTAGACCATCGATATACTCCTTTGAATGGTCACTCGCCATTCCTTTTACTATCCAATCCTTAAGGTAAATTCCATCGTTAAAGTAGTTCTTTTGAGGCTTTACCTTAAACGGTAAGTTATTCACTTTCATAACTACCACACCAACATCTAAACCAAATTCCAGGAATTTCTGGTAATTGTTAGATGTCATATACCCCTTTTGTATTAAATCTGCGATCTCTTGAGGGTTATTTTGATATATTTTATCAAAGTCATCCGGTACAGAGGCATTGGAAATATGAGACCAAGCCTTCTCTGAACTTGCAAAGGGGAATAAATTATCATACTTCTTGCATGTATTCCATAAATCGATCGCATTGGGCTTCAAAGTTGCTACCTCAGTAGAAGAGAGGGTCTTGGCTTTCAAGATCCCTACAGGTACACTTGGATCCGGAAATGAATCCAAAAAATTCTTTATCCAGTCGGGGATAGCAGAACCGACTGGTATATTTTGCTTTCCATAGATAGCTGCGAGGTCTTGCTGAGATACAGGTTTGGCAAATAACTGTATCGACTTTACTGCTGTCTGCAACATATCTAATACCGAAGTGGGTGTTTTGATCTGGAGAGAATTGTAAACTGCCTTCGGTAGGGTAGAGACAGTTACCCGTGAACAATTCTCCCGGAGAAAAACCGATACATCCTCTGGTAAACCTAATAATAGGTAATCCTCATTACCTAATAACTTTTTTTCAATATCTGTTAGGCAAGTGTAGTCACTTGTAATAAATGCTTTCAGTA